GGTAGTTCCGGGGTTGCTATTGCTCGCAGTGGTGGAAATCCTAGTTCTTCTTCGGTGGAGCGAGCGGTAATTGCCAAGATGGAAGGCCGCAAACCGGACGACCCAGTTCGCCGTGAGATAAAGAATATTGAACAAAAAATACTTCAATCTGAGGAAAATCTCAGACAAATCATGGAAAGTATTAACTTTCTTAAAGAAGGCGTTGAGAAAAAACGCAATCGCGTAACTAGCGAACCCTGTGAAATTTGTATGGTTTTACCAGCAACAAAGACTGCCATGTGTGGCACTTGTTACGCAGAATGGGTTGCTGAAGGTGCGCCGGACCGTTTCCGATGGAAGGCTTTTAAGAGAGAATTAACGTCATCTGATGGACGCCCTCTGGTCACAGAACAACCTGCTCCGAGGCACCCGCCTCGAAATGCTTGACAAACGTAAAAAGTAGTGTAATCTATGANTAAGAATCGCCACAGTTGTTTGCCCAATGAGGAATGCAACTGTATACCTAGCGATGCAGAACTTTACCATCTCGGTTTTGAACCGTGGCAAGTATCTATTGTGAGAAAACTTCCGGTAGATTTGCAATGGGAAGCGCATGACGAATTCATCCGTAGGCTTATGTCTGACGATGACGTAGATTACCTAAAATTTTAAGGAATTCGTGATGAACTCAGAAGACGATTTCGAAGACGAAGCGCACGAACTATTTTCTAGCCTTGGCAATCTTGTCGGCGTAGGAGAAATAGAAGCGCGTAAAATCATGGGTGACGAACAGTATGAAAAGACTGTTGCACTCATGGAAGCAAGCAGTGAACTAGGCCTAAGAAAAGATGCTTCTCAAGTTAAATACTTTGAAGCACTTGCAGCAATGCAAACAAGTGTATCAATTTTTATTTTGTTAACTTCTGTTTTAAGCATTGCCTGGTCATTTTACTTTTGGTTTAAGTAATGTCAAACTTTGGTAAATTCATTTCAAATGCTGTTGTACCGGAGACGGTTGACGTATTTAAGATTTTGAATTACGAACCACATGACAGACAGAAGGTTTTTCACGCAGCATCCGCTGAACGTATTGATGCAATTCTTTACGGTGGTGCTGCTGGTGGCGGAAAGACCGCTGCGTTCTTGATGGACGCGCTCTACAACGCCGCCAACTACCCAGGTATGCGCATCGGTTGTTTCCGTCGCTCATATCCCGAGTTGGAAGAATCATTTCTATCTCAGTTAGCAAAATGGAATTACGGCCGCGACCTCGGCGCAAAGTGGAACAACACAAACAAAATGTTGAAGTTCCCTAACGGTTCCATTATTAACTTTACATATGCAGAAAACCTTGTTGACGCATCCCGTATTCTAGGTGGTGAGTATCAAGCATTCTACATTGATGAAGCCTCATTAATGGTGCCTCAGGTTATTCAGCACATTGAAGAGCGTCTTCGTTCGGGTAACAAACTTGTTCCCGTTATTGGACTGCGACTAGCGTCCAACCCTGGTGGCCCAGGCCACAAGTATCTTAAAGACCGTTTCATTAATCCCACTCAACGTGGTAAGAAAAGGCATCGTGAGGTAACTGAGGGTACAAACTACAGTCGCGAAGTCTGCTACATTCCGGCCAAAGCAACAGACAACCCTCACGTTAATGAAGGGTATGACGCTGTTCTTAACTCCATTCCAGACCCCCAGCGTCGAGCCGCAATGCGTGACGGTGACTGGGACGCAATGGTTGGCCAGTTCTTTGAACAATGGCAACATTCAAAACATGTTGTTCGTTCATTTGAAATTCCTAAGGAATGGCCTCGTTACGCTGGCATTGACTATGGTTATGCTGCACCATTTGCATGTGTGTGGATTGCTATTGACAATGATGAGCGTATTTGGGTTTACAGAGAGATTTGTGTTTCTGGAATTCAAGCAGACAATCAAGCAAAACTTATTCTTGATGCCGAGCACTCACATGGTGAGCGCGAAGTAATCCGAGTAGCCGACCCTTCAATGTGGGGCTCACGCGGAACACCAATGTCTATTGCTGACATTTATGGCATGGAGGGTTGTGGAATTACAAAAGCGGATAACGACCGAATTAACGGTTGGTCACGCGTTCATCAATTCCTTAACGACGGACCAGCCTGTGACATTCACAGAGCAGAAGGCATGAAACGATGCCCAATGCTTCATGTCTTTGAAGACAAGTGTCCTCAATTTATTGAAACAATCCCGGCTCTTCCTAGAAGCCAGGCAAAACCAGACGATGCGGAAACCCGTAACGTTGAAGACCACATTGCCGATGCATTGCGCTATGTTTGCATGGCGGCTGGAACGTACGCACGCCCAATTATCTACGACTCGGAGCCAACTTTTAAAACAGGTGTTCCTGACACAATGGTTATTGTCCAAGAAGAAGATGCGCCCGCACTCCAGCAACCAAACTTTGGTAGTATGTTTGTGGGAGACCTTGGGCTTAGTCCCTTTTAACGAAAGATAACCAATGGCTATTAATTCTTTTAGAAGGGGACTTGAAGAGGCTGGTGCGTTCAACGACGAAATCCTTGAAGCCCGCCCTAAGAGTGGCCCTAAGCGTGCCGGTTATGCAACCGGAGTACCTATTGGTGGTTCAACTGAAATGAACCCTGGTGAGAATGTCACCGCCGGTACACTTGACCGACCAACATTCATGCAACAATTGTTGCAAGCATATCTTGCATGTCCTTGGTCATCTGCTTCAATTGACACAATTGCTCGCACCGCAACTGCCGGTGGACTGGAAGTTGTTCACAGAGGTGGAATTAATTCACCAGAAACAACGCCAAAGACAACTCCTGAAGTTGACAAAATTCAATCACTTCTTGATTACGTAAATCCAAGCGACGATATTCGTCAACTTATGCGCAAAGTTATTACTGACCTTCTCATTTTTGGAGACGCATTCATTGAAGTAGTCTGGGCAATGGGAGAGCCAGTCGCTCTATACCCGCTTGACCCAACAACAATGGCTGTTCTTGCAGATGAACACGGTGTTCTTAGAGGATATTTCCAAAAAACACCAACAAATCGTGAGGCTCGTTTTAAGCCTAACGAAGTCATTCACATTAAGTTTGACGCACCTGGCGACACCCTTTACGGTGTAAGCCCAACGCAGAAGAACATTCTGCCTATTACTTCTTGGTTGTTTACCGCAGCACTCATCAAAGAAACGATGAAGCGCGGTGACCCACTGCGTGCTCACGTTGACTGGCCACTTGCACTTCCTGAATCGGAAATGAAGCGCCTACAACAACAGTACGCAATTCGAAACCTTGGCGCACGCAATATCGGTAACCTCTTTGAAACAAAGGGTGGTGCCATTGTGCATGAAATGGGAACAAACCAGATTAATAACTGGCTTAACACCCTTCAACAGCGCCGCGACGAAATCTTGTCTGGGTATGGTGTACCACCTTCAAAGGTTGGTGTCATCGAAGCCGGTAACCTTGGGGGAGGAACCGGCACCCAGCAAGACAAAACTTTCCGTGTTAATACGGTAGGACCAATTCAAGAATTAGTTCTTGAAAAAATGTCCTTTCACCTTATGTACCAAGCCTACGGTATTACCGACTGGATTCTTAAGTTTGGTGTTGTTGACTGGCGAGACGACGAAGTTATTGAACTTATTCGTGACCAGCGCATCCGTAACGGTACATGGACAGTTAACCGTGCCCGTGCAGACATTGGAGAACCACCAATTCAAGGTGGAGATGACCCAATTCTTGTTGACCGTCAGAACATGGTTCTATGGTCAGACCTCAGTGACCTATCTAAGGCCAACCTTCAGGTTGTTCAGATGCAGGGTCAAACAATGAATGCACCAGTTGCCCCAACCACTAACCCTGGTTCAAAGGTAAGCGGCACTACAACTAGGTCGCCAAAAGACAAGGCAACAAAAAAGTCCAGTGGACCTAAGAAGCCTGGTCAAGCACCACTTCCAATGACACCACAAAGCGCACCAAAAGGAACCGAATCTGTATCGGAGTCTTTAGAAGATGAGCAATAACGAACCAAACGCTTACAGCGAAGGTGGCATCATTGATGCAGACACTTTTCCTCAAGCAGACCAAACAAAGCCTATTTTTAAGTTTGTTTCATACAAAGGAATGACCGCTGCTAAAGCCGCAGCATTGGTGTCCAAAGAAGTCGGCTAATGGCCGAAAGTAAACGTTTTCTTGGTCAAGCAGCCGCTTATGCGATGCACGCCAAACACCCTTCTGGAATGCAAACTGCAGCGCAGTTGGCAGCAGAACGAGCAAACCTTGCAAAAGCAAGAATGGCTCGCGGGCAATTTAGGCATACAACAGCAGCAACGTTTCATTCTTTGCATAAATCAACGGTTAAATCTCGTGGAGACGCAGCACGTGCTCGTCTATACAGAATGACAGAAATAGCAAGTGTTAAGAACCACGTCAGAGGAAGTCGTTGGCTTGCTTATCACAAAAGAGCAACGATTAAAAAACCAAGTATTTCTGGAAAATTTAGAAAATTTAGGGGAAGCATATCCCCTGGTCGTTATGGCCAAAGAACTTCATGGGGAACTTCTACAAGGCCCCGACACACACAACGCTTAAGAATTCGTTCCAAGCGTTTTACACACGTCAAGCGCTGGAAGAACCACGGAAAGAGATTTACTCCGAGGTAAAAAGTCTTAAAAC